TTTCTCTTTTGGTGGAAGTGCATATTTGAATTCTTCAATGTCTCTGTTATCTGACATGTCTTCTAATATATCTTCTATGAATTCTTCATCTGGTGCATCTAGAAAACGATTTTCATTTAACATTCTATCTAAATGTCTTCTCATCACTTCTTGGACTTTTAAGTCTTCTGTATTCGCTAATGGTATAGATTTATTTTCAATCATATCCATCCACTTAGAAGATGCATCATCATAATATGGAACGAATTGTTCGTTCATTAAATTTCTGTGGACTATTTCGAACTTGGGTATATTCACTTTCTCTTCGGCACTTAATGGTGCATAGGGATAGAATACTGCATTTGTTCTTGGCGTGCCTGGAACTAAAGACAACTGGCATATCATAGGTAATGTTATTTCAATTTTGTCTCCTAGGTCTCTAGTCATACCGACCACTTCGGTACCACTTTTTAGTTTGATAACTTCGTATCTTTCTGGAACTAGGTCTGTTGGTGACGCCATTTATTTTAACTCAAATTGTTTAAGTTCGTAAGGAAAACTTTCCTCGTTGTATATATTTATGCGTTCCTTTAAGTGAGCAAGGGTATAATTATCACATCCTAAGTCATCTGCGATATCAAATAATCTCATATTATCTTTGCCTTCTGCCTTACGAAGACCCCTACCAATCGACTGTAAGTTTCTTATTCTAGATTTAGAAGGACTTGCAAAGACTACATTGTCAATCTTTTTGATATTAATTCCTGTTGAGAAAGTTCCATATGATGCGAGTATAACAGAATCTTTTCCTTTCTCTACTAATTCTCTAACTGACTCTCTATCTTCTGTATCTGTTCCACCATAAACATAATGTAAATCTTTTACTCTCTTCTCTAACATTGGATATAAAACTTCGCCATGTTTCTCAACATATTGAAACAATACAAGTGTGTTACCTTTTAGACTTGCGACTAGATTAGTTATGAAGTTATTTCTTGCAGTGCAACTAACAAGATAGTCCATCTCTTCTTGATATGTTCCTTTCTTCTGTTTAGGGTGTTGCAGTATCAAACAATCAATATTGATTTGTGCGATTGTTCCTTGTTCCATAAGTTCAGAAGATGATATAACTTTCTTAACAGGTCCAAATAAACCTTCTAACTGTAATCTATGAACTTCTGAACCATCTAATGTTCCTGTTGTGCCTATTCTAATTGCAGTCTTCTTCATCTTCTCTAAGATGCCTTTTAGTGTTGTTGCTTTGAATAGATGTGCTTCGTCTCCGACAACCATGTCGAATGATTGCATTACTTCTTTAGGTGCTTTACTAAATGATTGCCATGTTGTAATTGTAATTGGCGCATCAAATACTTCTTGACCATGATATATCTTACATACTCTCTCTTCATATCCATAGTCTATAAAATCTTTTGTCATTTGTTCCACTAGTGAAGTAGTAGGAACAATGATTACAGTTTTCGTATTATAGTATCGTGCCAACATATAAATGATTAATGACTTACCACTTGCAGTTGGAGATAAAAGAAGTTGCCTGCCATATTGCACAGCAGTTCTAAATGCCTCCATCTGATAATCTCTTGGTGAGAAAGGTAAGTTTAGTTCTTCTATAAACTGATGCAACTCTTCTGTTGCCCTTTGTTTATCTCCTATTACATCTTCTATACCACCAAATTCGAACCCTCTTTCTCGGCAGAACTCGTCCACATAGGGTAATAGTCCTATGTAAATCTTACGAGTTTTTAATGAGAATAGTCTTACTTTACCATCCCAAAACTTATTCTTATAGGAAGGCATGAACTTTGCGTTCGGAACTGTAAACGAAAAGAAGTCATATAAGTCTCGTGCAAGTCCATCGTCACACTCAACTTTCATAAAACATTCGTCTACCTTTGAGACAAAGACTTGATTAGACATATGGTTGACCATGATACCAACTAACTAGTGATACTCTTGTTCCTCGTGTCACTGGCGTGACTTGGTGATGCACAAATGAAGGGAATACTATAAGTGTTCCTCTTGCCTTTGCACTGAAAGGTGCAGTCTTAATATATGGGTCGACATTAATGTTTTGAGTTCCTGTTGATTTGAGTTTATCAAATATACCAACTGGTTCAATCCATTGAAAGTTTCCTCCTTCGTAATCTTCTGGATATGATAGTTGAATTGTTGAACTCAACTTTCTCATTCTTCCACCATGTGACTGAGCACTATCACCAGCATCTGTATGCCATGTGTAGAAATCTCCTGTGACTGGTGAATCTGGTCTATGATGATAGATTGTGTATTGATGATTCTCTACATGGTCCCATTGATGCAACCAATCTCCTTCTATACACGCTTGATTGATTCCATCTGTTATCTTTTGTTGAATATCATCAGGCATGACATTGTGTTCTATCCACTTAATATCTGATTGTCTGATATAGTTATCGTCATTACCATCTAAGTGGTCTGGTGGTGCATCTGGATCCTTATCTTTATTACCAATGAGACCAGGAACAACATCTATCTGATTTGCAACAGCGTGTATTAACTCACATTCATGTGATGTGAAATACTCTGGAAAGATAATTGCGTAATTCTTTAATATCATTACTGACCTGCCATGAACTTACGCCACTCGATTGTATTCTTAATTGTCTGGTGTCTCCATGTAATATTATCCATACATCTCTTAACAAAGTCTACAGTGACTTCGAGATACTCTATCTTGGACTTTAATTCTACTAAATCTGGATCTGAGTTGAAGAAGTAATTGAAATCATTCTTCATAATTTTTAAACCATCGAATGGGTCTTTTTGCCAACCAAACTTCTGAATCGTATCATCGTCTAACTTACCTGTGAACCATAACCATTTATACTTCAATAATTCATTGTAGTCTTTGTTATACTTCTTGAGTAATAATACTTTAGTGGTTAACTCGTCTGAGTATTTTGCGTGTAGTTTGGGAACTTCTAGAGATGCGCTATCAAGTTCGATATCGTCTATCTCACAATCCTTTTCCCATTCAGTTTTCAATTGTTCTAAGTTCATAATATACCATTATAACACAATACCCTAGTATTTATAAGGGGTTTTAGGACTTGGTTGCGATGTCGTAATATGAGAATCTAAATGATACATTGACCAATGCTGGTTCTGAATCAGCGCCAGATTCAAAGTCAATTGAACCCAATGCAACAGGAAAACAATCATGAAATCTAATGTATCTGTTAGGTATATTCTTATTTGTATTAACAACTAGAGTTATATCTGAGTATTGATTCAAGTCATTTGCCTGAGATTGTAATACATTAGTGCTTGATACAGCTGTCTCAGTGTATGTTCCATACAATGCTGGGTCACTTAAAGGAACTATAGAGTCTATCCAGTTGTATATTTCAGTAAAGTTCTCTAAGTCTTCATCTACTAAGAATCCAACTTCTAATGTATCGAATGATGCTTTATCTCCTGGAAAGAAAGCGTCTAGACCAACACCAGCAGATTGAACTGTTTCTCCAAACTGAACACCTGGTATGTTTACTGTTCTAACATAATACTCTACAGTAGGAACTTTATCTATAACAAGTCTAAAGTTATTTCTGTTTAATACCGATTTGTTTATATTTGTTTTTATACCCATACCACTATTTATGCAAAAAGGGGACCGAAGTCCCCTCAGTTAGTAAAACTAATTACTTCTCGTTCACAAACTCATTGAGTTGTCTTGCAGTAGAAATGACTTCTTCTGTAGAAACAAATTGAGACCCTAAAGGTTTTTTATCATTAGGAAAAGAATCGTTGTGGGCATTAACCGCATCGTTCTCTCTATAGATGTTGCCTTCTAAAAGACCTTGTGCTTGATTGAGCAAGTCTGCTCGGATTTCGAACCCCGATTTGGGTTGATTTGAATTTGACATAATTTCCTCCTGTGTGTATGTGTGTTTATGTCTGTATCTTAATGATACACCTTTATTTAGTGTATAAAAAAAGGGGTCTCGAAAGACCCCTTTTAGACTCGAATTGAAATTCGAAACTACATAGAATTACAATATGTTAGATACTGCGATTTTTCTGTAGTATTGGTTAGTTCCATCAGTCGCAAGACCGTTAGCAGGTGTAGCACCTACGAATGGGTTTGAAACCATTCCGTATCTTGTTTTGAAACCGATTTTTGGTTGGAAAGTGTTCTCGCCAACTGCTCTCACCATTTGAAGTGGAACATATGGGCAATAGAACATACCAGCGTCATAAGGATTAGATCCTCTGTAACCAACTGTCATGTAGTCTGAACCTGCATAAGGGTCAACATACACTTTAACTCTTCCGTTAAGAACACCGGCGAAAGTATTGCCTGTGTCATCAACATTCAAGTTAGTTGATAATGCTGGAGCGTAATCTAATACGCCTGCCATTGAAAGAGCAGATGCAACATCACTTGAACAAAGGATAAAGTTACCTTTTCCTCTACGAGTTTCTTTTGCAATTGTGTTTGATTCTCTTTCGATTTGGAACAATAAACCTTTGAACTTCTCAACTGACCATCTTCCGTTAGCGTCAACATCTAAGTTGAAAGTACCAGCAGATGCAGTGCCAGCGGCACCAGTTTTTGCTTGGTTGTTTACTTCTCTTACAACTTCTCTGTTAATCTCTGCAAGTATTTCACTTGAAAGAATGTTTGCTAACTCAGATTCAGCGTCAAGACCGTGGATTGCTTTAAGGTCTTGTGCAAGTTCTAGAGTGTATTCTGCTTTTAATGCTCTGGATACAGCAGTCACAGTTGATTTCTCAATAGTGAATGACATTTCAGCAAATGCGTTATTAGCGGCATCGCCTAATGCTTCTGATGTAGCTGTGCTCATACCAGTAGAAGTAGCGTTTTGATACGCACTTGAACCAGCAAATGGATCACCTTCTGGATCAGCATCAACACCAGCGTTGTCTGTATTAGCTGCGGCTGAATGAGCAGTTCTTGGCTCATTAACACCCATAGCTTCAGAATTTGCTAATCTTGTACCTGAAGGGTAATCTTGGTATCTTGCTTTCATAGCGAAGATAAGTCCTGTAGGACCAGTCATTGGTTGAACACCACAAATGTCGTAAGCAACGAGATTTGGCATAGCTCTTCGAACTAGTGATATAAGGATAGGATCCCAATTACTAATTCCAGTGCCAGTAGCATTTAAAGGTGCTGCTTCCTCAAGAGTTGCTCTGTCTTCTGCAAGAGCTTTTTCTTGGTTTTCAAGGATTACAGCAGTGACGGCTCTTTTGTAGTTGTCTTCGATTTTAGGTAAATCGGAGTGCTCTAGAATAGGGCTCCACTTTTCTTGTAAATTTTCTGATAAAAACATTTTTGTTTCC